CATCTACCGACCGGTAGAAAATACTTAGGAAAGAAACAACTTATTTCTGTTACAAAAAAAGCTTTAGGTAAAAAAGAGTTAGCTCTCATAACAGATAAAAGAGCTAGTAAATCTAAAATAGTTAAAAAAGAATCTGATTGGAAAACCTATTACGGTTCTCACTCAGAAATAAAAAGTTTAATAAAAGAAGGTAAACAGTCGGAATTCTCAAGAGAAATTCTTATATTTACTCCAAATAAAAAGCTTCATACATACTATGAAAACAAATTACTATTTATAAAAGGAGTAATAGAACCAGATTCCAACTACATAAATGATAATATAGAAGGAAGATATTTTAGAAAAGATTTCTTATGATAAAATTACAAGAGATAGTTGGACTACCAACCCTACAGTACCACTTAGATAACAAACTGACGTTATCTGAATGTGTCTACAGGTATTCCTCTGACTCGTTTATACAATTGTTTGCTGAAGCAAGACAAGCTCTTAGAGACGGTAAAATTGTATTAAATAAACAAGATGTTCTTCTTTTAGAAACAACAGATATAGGAGAATATGGAATGTACGAAGGACAGAAAGTACCTTTAGATCTTCCAATGGAAGAGTCATTAGATGAAGCAGAATATAGAGGTAAAGATGTTCCTTTAAATAAGCCAAAAAGAGGTGGTTCTAAAAAATTCTACGTTTATACTAAGAATAAGAAAGGAAACGTAGTAAAAGTATCTTTTGGAGGTACAACAGGATTAAATGTTAAGATAGATGAACCAGGAGCAAGAGCTTCTTTTGCAGCCCGTCATCAATGTGATAAGAAAAAAGACAAGACAAAACCAGGGTACTGGGCTTGTAATATCGGAAGATATTGGAAATCTTTAGGAGGAAGTAGAAATTTCTCTGGATATTGGTAATATGAAACCGTATTTTGAATTACAAACATCTGAGTATATTTACAGAAAATTTACTCAAGACACCCCAGAAGAAGAACTGGTATGGCATAGAGATGAGAATGATAGGGAAGTAGAAATATTAAAACCTACCGATTGGTTGTTTCAATTTGATAATGAATTACCTCAGCCACTAAAAGAGAAGCTATTTATACCTAGAGAGACCTACCACAGGCTTATAAAAGGAACAGGTAACCTAGGAGTAAGAATAAAAGAATATTAATATGAAAAAATCACAATTAGTTAAACTTATACAAGAAGAGTTAAGAGGATACTCTCCACAAATAGGTAGAACAAAAGGAGGAACGTCCGATGAATTCATGCAGATTTTAACTAAAATTGCAAAAGGAGAAGACAAGTACGAAGGAGATCCTGACAAAGGTAATAAGATCCCAGATAACGTAGCTAGAATATCAAGAGGAGAAGATCCAATTTATGAATCAGAAAGGAAAACTAACGTATATTCAAAGCATCCGTATATAAAAGATATGCTTAACGCAATGATTAATAAAAACGGTACAGTAGAATTGCAAATATATAGTCCACAGGGAGGAATACCAAAAAAGCAAACAAACGCAATTCCACTTAGTGATTTTACACCAGAGTATGTAGAAAAGGAAGTATCATCAATATACGATATTAATCCTGACTTTAAAGAAGGAATCAAACAATTTGTAGATTCTGTACAAAAAAATGGTTAGTATACTTCAAATATTAAAAGAAGTAATCACACCCTCTCAAGAATATAAGGAAAGGGTAAATGATATTATCGATCAAGGAGGAGAATTTTTAGGATCTGGAGATTACGGATCAGTTTATTTGGTTGGAGATATTGTAAAAAAAGTAACTTCTGATGAAGTAGAAATTGAGCATGCTGAAATATTAAAAGGAAAAAAGACTAAATATTTTGTACCAATTCTAGACATAGAGGTTGTAAATCCAAAACTGGCAATAATTTCAATGCCAAATATGAATCCTTACAATGGAGAAATTCCTGAAGAATTTATAAACAGATTAGAACAAGAAGCAGAAAGTTTAGGGATAGATCCAGAAGAACTAGATATTAGACCTGATAACTTTATGACAGATAGTAAAGGTAATTTAAAAATGACAGACGTATAATGGCAAGAGGTAAGCATAGTTCTCCACAGAGAACCAAAGCAAATAAAAGTAGAAAATCAATATTAAAAACACTTAATCTAATAAAGCAAAACGAATTACTTATTAAGAGGTTAAGATAAATAAAGAAAGGCTTGTTTATTCAAGCCTTTTTTCATATATTAATATGTTAACTGGTTATAACAGAGTATGAGTAGTAATATCTTATTAGGTTTTATAGAAAATGTGTTAGGTAAATCCCACAAAAGAGCTAGGGAGAACTACGCATTTTCATGTCCTAAATGTAATCACCATAAACCAAAACTAGAAGTAAATCTTCATACTAATGAAAAAGGAGAGAATCCTTTTGAATGCTGGGTATGCGGTTTTAAAGGAAGAACAATCAAGTCTTTACTAAAGCAACTACAAGTACCTGCCGAACAAGCATATGAAATACTTAAGTATGTAAGAAAAGGGGATGAAATAGGGTATGCTCTTACAACTTCTGTAGAACTTCCTAAAGAATTTCAAGCATTATATACAGCAACAGCCACATCAATTATTGCAAATAAAGTAAGAAAATACCTTTATAGAAGAGGTTTTACAGATAAAGACTTTTTAAAATACAATATAGGATACTGCACCTCAGGAGAATATGCCGGAAGAGTTATTATTCCATCCTATAATGCAAATAATCAGTTAAATTTCTTTGTTGCAAGAACATTTGAAGATGCTTACCACAAATACAGAAATCCAGAAGCATCAAAAGATATAATAGGGTTTGAAAACCTAATCAACTGGAATATGCCAATCATACTTGTAGAAGGAGTATTTGATGCAATAGCAGTAAAAAGAAATGCAGTACCTATTCTAGGAAAGAGTCTATCCAAATCCCTTATTAAAAAAATTGTTTCAAGTGAGGTTGAGGATATTTATATAGCTTTAGATAAAGATGCTTTTAAGAAAGCATTACAGTATACAGAACAATTCCTAAATATGGGAAAAAAGGTATATCTAGTAGATATGCAGGATAAGGATCCAAGCGAGATGGGATTTGAGAAATTCACTCGTCATGTACAACAGGCTGAAGAAATGGATTTAGGAAAACTTCTTCGCTATAAACTATCATAATTAACTCAAATTGTTTTCATAAATCGTTGCTATTTATAATAAACAAAAAGAGGTATGGTGGGGATTTATAAAATAGAAAATCCAAAGGGAAGAATCTATATAGGACAGTCAAAAGATATAGAAGTTCGTTGGAGAGATTATAGAAGTCTGAGATGTAAGGGTCAAAGAAAATTATATTACTCACTTAATAAGTATGGAGTAGATAGGCATATTTTTACAGTACAAGAGGAGTGTGAATTATCTGTATTGAATGAAAAGGAAAGGTATTGGCAAGAATACTACAAGGTATTAGAAGGAGGTTTAAATTTGGAGATAAATAAAACTACTGGAGAAAGAAAAGTAATTTCAGAAGAAACAAGAGAAAGAATGTCAGCTGCACAGAGAGGGAAGACTCTGTCAGATAGTACTAAAGAAAAAATTAGCATAAGTGGAAAGGCTAGGGAGTATAAACATACAGATCTAGCTAAAGAAGCGATCTCAGCAGCACTAAAAAAGCGAATACGAAAAGAGGAAACTACTACTAAAATAGTAGAGAAATTAAAAGGACAGAAAAGGACAGATGCTAGTAAGAAGCGGATGTCACAAGCACATACCGGAATAAAAGATACAGACGCTACCAGAGAAGCAAAATCAGCTGCAGCAAAAGTAAAAAAAAATGCAGGAAATCCACAGTCATGTAAGACAATAAGGCAATACAGTGCAGACGGTGAATTTATAAGAGAATGGAAAAGCATAACACAGGCAGCTAAAGAATACAACACATCAGTTGCAAATTTATCTGTAGCAATAAAAGCAAATAGACTAAGAGTAGGGTACTTTTGGAAAAATAACGAATAATAAAAACACATGATACAAAAGGGAGCGAATATTCTTTCAGAACATGCAAAAAAAAGACTAGATTTTAAACCGGATCTCAAGCAGATAAATTTTCTGGATAGGCGAGTTTATCAAAGATCAGAGGGAGTATACTATCCCT